ATCCATTTACTGTTAATCCTGGAGTTCCAGTAGAGTTGGAATATACATAAACACCTGAATTAATTGTTGCGACAACTTTAGATGATGCATTCCATCCAGCAGTAACCGCCAATGATCTTAAATTAGCATTTAAAGTATTAGATGAAATAGTAAAGCTAAATTGATTGGATTTACCATAAAAATCGGTAGGCATTGTAATTGCACCACTTGGAACACCAGCCAATGATCTAACAGCAGCATCATTTAGACTAATCATGGTTGTGCCATTACCGCCATTTTCTATTTCAATGGATACCCCTGCTGTTGTACCAGCAAGACTAATTGGGCCACTAGAGTTCATTGTCATATTACTGTTGCCTCTTTAGAATAAAACCAAGGGTCAATTTTAATTTTATTTTCTAATGGAATTGTTGCTTTGGCAGCATTTTTTACAAGTTCTAATTCTTCAGGATCATTTCTTTTTGCATCAATAACAGCAATTAACAAATAACCTAAAAACATTTCAAATTCTTTTTCGCCTTTTAATTTAACATTAGCGAATTTTCTAGGTATTTGAAATAACTCATATTCAAATACAAAAGTATTTTTGCCTTCATTTGGAGCAAAAACAGAACCACCAAATTCTAAAATGGTATCTGCATATTCGCCTGTAAGTATTTGTACCCTAGTTTTAAGATGATTTAAATCAGAATATTCGTAGATAAAATCAACACCGTTTTTCATTATGGAGTTCCGTATGCAGTTACATTGTTAAGAGCAATAAAGTTACCAGAAGAATCTAAAGAAGCTACGTTTGTGCCATTGTAGTTAAAATACAATTTTGTTCCAGTAGGAGTTACAGACCAACCACCAGAGTTAGTAATTTGTGTTGAAGAACTTGCAGCACCAGATAAACTTGCTGTTATTGTAGTAGCAGAAATAGTGGTAGATGATATAGAAGTAGCAGTTAAAGTGCTCATGATGGATGAGCCAGTAAACGAACTTGTTCCAGAAACCGTTAAATTGCCAATAATGGTTTGGTTGCCTATAAGGCCCGCAAGAGGCACCATAGCGCTGCCAGTAGAATAAGCAAGTACGGTATATCCGTTTGGGATAGTTAATGCAGAACCACCAGAAGGTTTAAAATAAGCAGTAGCACCAGCATTTAAACTGTTAGTAATGACGTAAAGTTTTTGAACGCTTGCTGGGCAGATAACGTTATAAGAGGCATTTTGATTACCTGTAATAATAATTACTGCGTTTCTAGCTTCATCAGATGTGCCGTTATAGTTTGATAATGTGTAGTCGGCATTGTTCATTGAAATTGTAGTTTGACCCACAATTGCTTGTTCTAACAATGTACCTAAGTTATTATTGGTTGTAGTTCCCCACGTACCGGACTGGTCGCCGTTACCGATAAGTTCTAGTTTTAAACTAGTTGAGTATGTAGAAGACATAGTTTTCCTTACTGACTATTATTAATTTGGACCCAAGTAATAGTCTGATTATCGTTAATTATAAACCAACCGCGTCCATATTGGAAGTCCCCTATAACGCTACTTTCACTAATAGCAGATATAAAAGAAGCTACAACCGACGTTAAATCCGCTGAAATTACACCTTCTGAAGCTGAGCTTACAAAAGCTGCTACAACTGTTTTATTATCTACAACCGTAGTATTTTCTGTAACTGCTACGTTCCATCCGCCAATTTGAGTATGGGCTATAGTATTACCTTCAGATATAGAAACTGTATAAGTTGGTAAGCCTATTGGGGCATCAGCAAGAGCAGATAAAGCTTCTGTAATTGATACTGGAAAAGCGGCGGCTTGGGTTTGCTTTTCTGCTGGGTTTATATTTTCTATAACGGCAAATACAAACGTGCCAAATCCAGTTGGAGAATCTGTAAAACCAGCGTTTTCTGTGATAACAACGTTATAACCACCAGCGGGGGAATCGGCTAATGTGTTGGGTTCGGATATAAGACTTGCAAAAGCTGCGATTACTGTTGGTGCATCTATAGGGCTTAAACCTTCAGAAATAGCACCAGCAAAATTACCTGCTCCTAACATAGAATCTGCAGAAGTTAAAGCCTCAGTTATAAACCCTAACGCAGTGTATGCAGGAGAATCGGCTAAACTAAGGGCTTCTGATATAACTGTAATAAATGTAGCTACTACAGCTTCAGAATCGGTTTCAGCAATAATTGCCTCAGTTACACCGTCGGCGTAAATATTAAATGGTCCTTGGGCATAAGCAACGCCCGAATACGGTTTAAACCCGTACATTATTTACCCTTTAAAGCATCTACTTCTACTTTTAATTCAGCTATTGCGGCAAACGCCAAAGCAACTAATTTAGCATAATCCACAGCTAAAGTACCGTCTTTACGAGTTCTAACTGCTAAGGGAAATACCGACTGCACGTCTTGAGCAACTACACCAAAGTCATCTTTTTGCACAAAGTAACCATCTTCGCCGCCTTTAGCGTCCAAATAACTTTGGGTCCAGCTAAAAGTTTTTCCACCAATATACTCTACTTTTTGCAGCGCAGCAAAAATAGGCTTAATGTTTTCTTTAAATTGTCGGTCTGATGAATAATATGCAGTAACGTTATTTGTTGCACGGATTTCACCGGTTGTTCCTGATGCGGTAGTACCAACACCAAATGAACCAAATTGAACACTAGAAGATGTAGTGATAGCTTGTGGAATGCTAATGGTAACCGCTCCTGTAGCACCAGAGACAGAAATACCTGTACCTGCAACGGCAGAAGTTACACCAGTATTATTAATTGTTACTGCGCCCGTTGCACCAGAAACTGAGATTGCAGTACCAGCAACAGCAGATGAAACATATCCACCAGTAACACTGGATGCAGTTGTTGCACTTCCTACTGTTAAACCAGAAGCGGTTCCAGTCAAGTTGGTTGCAACACCGCTAGACGGTGTTCCTAATGGACCACCTTGATACACAGAAAAACTAGCCGGATAATCAACCCAAATAGTAACAGTTCCAGAAAAAGTAACAGCGGTATTGGAATTGCTAGATTGTGAAACTGTAGTACGAGTTAAGGTAGGCCCGGAAGTAGAATAAGTTCCAAGCCCAGTTTCCCAATTTCCAGAATTATCTGCAGCTGCATAATATGTCGTGTTACCATTACCAACGGCGGCAAAAGACTGATACCCCGTAACAGATCCGCTTAAAGTGAAGCTTACGGTCGTGTTAGCAGTACCAGTTTGTAATACCCGGTCATATATTGCTAAAGCCATAAAAGGCTCCTAATTAAGACGTTGCTGTTGTCGTATAAGTAACTGCTAAAGAGTCGCCGTTTGCAACGGTTTTGCTTCCACCAGTAAAGTTGCCTGCGCTATATAACACACCGCCTGTACCGCTAACTGTTAAAGATGCAGATGCACCAGAGTTAATGAAGCAACCAAAAATAGTTGCAGTAGCTAACATGCTAAATGTCAATGCGCCAGCAGCTTTAGATACAACGTTGCTTGGGCTTGCTTGGCCGCCGTTTGAAGCAGCTGTCCAGTTAGGGGCTTGTCTTGCAGCAGCAACGGAAGCAGGTGGTTCGTACCAACCAGCATGTGAACTCATAGTATCAGACTGGAAATAGTTAGCAGTTGCAGTTGCACTAGTTACTAAACCAAGATAGTTGGCGCCAGCAGATGTACCACCGCCTGTACCAGTGGCACCAAAGTAATAGTCAAATAAAGCTTGTTTACCAGCAGCTGTAACCAAGTTTGGGGCTTTATCTTGCCATTTAACGTTGCCGTTTTTGTCATAGCAAATGACTTCATAAAAACCTTGCATACCAACGGTTTCGTCAGCGCCGGCATTGCGAGTAACAGCAGCAGTGCTAATGTCACCTAATTTTGATTTGTTATTCATTTAAAAACTCCTTAGCTAAATCTAATAATAGCAGTTGAATATCCTGCCGTTGGAAAAGTAACCGTAAACGTACTAGTTGCTGTTTTATCAGCCCCAAAATCTAGAACTGCTACCGCTGCACCTGTTGTACTATTATAAACTAAAGCGCCTCTACATGTGAAAGAAGCGGGGTTCCAAATTACATTATTAAAGGACACATAAGCTGTTTGCCCACTAGACGCCGGCACTATAGGCGTTAAGGTTTTACCACCTGCCGTATACCCCGTACCGCTAACTTCATTGCTGGTTGTATAGGCCGTAGTCGTATAGTCTAAGCTAGCCGATGCTGTATATAAGGCTATTTTATAAACATAAGAAGTACCAGAAGCAAAGTTTTCTAACCCGCTCAAGCAGTTTTGTTTAAATATGGTGCACTGACCTTGTTGGATTGTCATATGGCAGCGTTACCTTTAATGTTGGTATTAAGCTTAGTCTGACCGTCACGGTATGCATCACCTCGTTCAAGGCCATCACCAAGGCGTTTAGCAAGCATAAGGGCTTCTGTATACTTATCCTCATAGTATTTAACTAAGTCGGCTTCGCCCTTCATAAATAGCATAGCTTCTCGCATAGCGCCATAAAGTAATATTGGCTCAAAATTATCCCCAAGCCAACTTGTACCAGTAGAATTACCTACTGTAGCTACTGTAGCTGCAAACCCAGAACCAACACCACCGAGATAAGAATTATCTACATTCACAGTATTCCCAACGGCATAAAAATTACCTCCGTTAGTAATAGTAATTCCAGAAATAGTAGTATTAGAAACTGTAATAGTAGCTGTAGCCCCAGATCCAGAACCGTTAGTTAGAGGGACGTTTTCGTAAGTGCCGTTTACATAACTAGAACCAGCTGTATACGTTGGGCTAAGTGTAGAAATCATTCCTTGCACAATTGAAGGCGGATAAAAGAAATAGTGCAATTCTGTAGTGTAGTTACTATCTGGCGTAGGGCCAAGAATACAAGATAATTCGTTTTGTGCCGTGTATTGTGGGCCAAAAAGCCCGTAATATTTTGGAAATCCGTAGTAAGCAGCGCCTTGATTTGGGTAGGCTTCACGGATAAAGTTTACGTCTTTATTAAGCAAGTAAGTGTAATTTCCGCTGCTATCAACTACCGCTATAGAATATGTAGATAACCAGTCTGCAGGCAATGAAAGATACTGATTACCCGAGCTTAAAGTCCCGGTTACGTTTTTGCGTAGTGACGGAAAACTAATGGTGTTGTATATCCTTTCCTCAGCTTGCTGTACAAACGTAGGAATATTAGCAACAAAAAGAGCTTCAGTATTTTCTGAATAGTCTTGTATTGCTTGATATAGCTGAACATAATTCATAAGGGTTTACCCTACTAGGCCAATGGCCCACGAGACATACGACCTTTAGTTGCGGCGCCAGCGCCACGCATTTCTTGACCATCGGCCTTAGTTGTCCCACGACCCCAGCTTACAGCGCTTGGTGGCAATGGGTCTTTAATATTTGC